TAGTGTTAACCCTATCTTAGATTCAATCAGAAGAGATAGAGGTTTATACGATTTCCGTGTAACTGTATCTTCAACACCTGAAGATTTAGATGCTAACAGACTTGTAGGTAAAATTTACTTAAAACCAACGAAGGCTTTAGAATTCATAGATATTGAGTTCTTTATTACTCCAACAGGAGCTTCGTTTGAAAATATCTAATAAACTTAATGGGGGTACTTCGGTATCCCCTTTAATTGCCAAAATATGAAAAGACAAATTAAAGAAGGTTTTAAAGTTGAGGGTACTCCAGATATGAAGTATTATGCATTTGATTGGGATGATAACATTGTTCATATGCCAACAAAGATAGTAGTTAAAACTGAAGATGGAGATGAGATTGGTATGAGTACTGATGACTTTGCGGAATACAGACATGAGTTAGGTAAAACACCTTTTCAATATAAAGGTGAAACAATTGTTGGTTTTGCTGAAGACCCTTTTAGAAATTTTAGAACTGCGGGAGATAAAGATTTTATAATAGATGCAATGAGAGCTAAAGAAGGTCCTGCTTTTGGTGACTTTAGAGAAGCAATTAATAATGGGTCTATATTTTCAATTATCACAGCAAGAGGTCACAATCCTGAAACTTTAAAACAAGCGGTTTACAATTATATTGTTAGTGGGTATAATGGTATAGATAAAGACCAACTAGTTAAGAACCTTAGAAAATACAGGACGTTTGTTGGTGAAGAAGAAATGAGTGACGACGATTTAATTAAATCATATTTAGAACTTAACAAATATCATCCAGTTACTTTTGGAGAAGGAAGTGCTGCCAACCCTGAAGAATTAAAAGTTAAAGCAATGGAGGATTTTGTTTCTTATATAAAAGGAATGGCTGGTATACTTAATAAGAGAGCATTTATTAAAAATGACATTTCAAATAACTTTATACCAATGGAACCTAGTATAGGATTTTCAGACGATGATATAAGAAATGTAGAAGTAATGAGTAAACATTTTAAAGATAAACCAGATAATATAGTTAAGACTTATTCTACTGCTGGTGGCATTAAAAAGGAATATAAATAAAGAATAATCTCATCAAAAAAAAAGTAAAGAGAAAAATTTTTTAACAAGACTATATTTATAGATATAAACAAAAAAATAATTTAAAAAAAATAAAATAACATGGCTGATTTATTAATGAAAATGCCGATACCTTACGAACCAAAACGTCAGAACCGTTTTATCCTAAGGTTTCCATCAAGTTTAGGTATAAACGAATGGTTTGTTGAGTCAACGGCTAGACCACACATCACAATTGCTGCAACTGAAATACCATTCTTAAACACCTCAACATATGTTGCAGGTAGATTTAACTGGCAAACAATTCCAGTTAAATTCCGTGACCCTATTGGACCGTCAGCGGCCCAAGCTCTAATGGAGTGGGTTCGTTTACATGCTGAATCAGTAACAGGTCGTATGGGTTATGCTGCGGGTTACAAAAAAGATATTGACCTTGAAATGTTAGACCCAACAGGAGTTGTGGTTGAGAAATGGATTCTTTATGGAACATTCTTAACTGATGTTAACTTTGATTCATTGGCATATAATACTGATGGATTGGCAACAATTTCAGCGACATTAAGAATGGATAGATGTGTGTTAGTATACTAATACTGTTTACAAGTTTTTAAATCTAATTATATTTAACCGTAATGCAATAAACTTTACGGTTAATTTTTTTATATGGATAATCAAACAATCGACTACGGTCAACAAAATTTTACACTACCACACGATGTGGTACCATTACCTTCACAAGGTATTTTCTACAAAAACAAAAAAAAATCAATTAAAGTTGGTTACCTAACCGCATCGGATGAAAATATTCTAATGGGTGGTGGGGAAGATTTAACTATAAACTTATTAAGGGCTAAAATTTATGAACCTGATGTAAGAGTTGAAGATTTACTAGAGGGAGACGTTGAGGCAATTTTAATATTTTTAAGAAATACTGCATTTGGACCTGAAATGAATATGACACTTACTGACCCTGTAACAAAAAAACCATTCCAAGCTTCGGTAATGTTAGATGAGTTAGATATTACGAAAGGTCAACAACCAAATGATGATGGTACTTTTACAATACATTTACCCAAGTCACAGTCAACAATTAAAATTCGTCCATTAAATTATGGTGAAATTATGGAAATTTCAAGAATGGCTCAAACGTACCCACAAGGTAGAGTTGTTCCAAAAATTACTTGGAGAATGCAAAAAGAAATAGTAGAAGTTGATGGTTCAACTGATAAAGCAATAATTGCAAAATTTATTGAGTCAATGCCAATTGCGGATTCTAAATATGTTAGAAAATTTATGAACGAAAACGAACCAAGATTGGATATGACCAGAATGTTAATAGCCCCGTCAGGAGAAAAACTAACAGTTAATGTTGGGTTCGGGGCGGACTTTTTTCGTCCTTTCTTCTGATTATAGGAAAAGTCAGATAGACGAATTTTACTATCTGAATAATTTAATGAAGGTTACATACCAAGATTTTCAACAAATGCCAGTGTTTGTTAGAAAATATTTACTTGATAAATGGGTTGAAGAGAATAAGAAGGACTAAAAAATTAGTCCTTCTTCTATTTATATACATACTATAATTCAATTATATGGCAGATTTAGATGACGATAAAAAAGGTTTAGAAGATATTGGAAAAACCGTTAAAGAAATCTTTACACCTATTCAGACCTTAAGTGAGGCGATAGGTTTAATGGTTGCGCACGGTGATAAACTAAACCGAAATTTTGCTTTAGGTAGGGCAAGAATTGAGGAAATGAAGTTGGCGTTTACAGACGCAGCTGCTGGTGTTGAAAAGTTAGGTGGTAATTTAGATGACGTATCCAATACGTTATCCGATATTGCAAAAGCATCAAACAGAAATGTTCTTGAAAATGAGGAGATTGTAAGTAAACTATACGCATCTTCAAAAGTTTTAGGTATTAGTACAGAAAAATTGGTTGATAATTTTAAAGATGTTGGATATGAAACATCTCAAATTGGGCCAAATATTGAATCTTCAATAGAATATATTCAAAGTGTTGGGTTAAATGCATCATCAGTAATGAAAGATGTTTCAAACAACATGGAAAAAATGAATCGTTATCAATTTGAAGGTGGTGTCTCTGGATTAGCAAAAATGGCAGCTCAAGCTTCAATGTTAAGGTTTGATATGGCACAAACATTTAATTTTGCGGATAAGATGTTAACACCTGAGAATGCGATTAATATGGCGTCTGCATTTCAAAGATTAGGTGTAACCGCTGGAAATTTAGTTGACCCGTTTGTGTTAATGAATGAATCAATTAATGACCCAACAGGTTTACAAAACAGTTTGGCAAGATTAGGTCAAGAATTTACATATTTTGATGAAGAAACACAATCTTTTAAAATTAATCCTCAAGGTGTTTTAACTTTAAGACAAATGGAAGAAGAGGCTAGTTTAGCAGCGGGTTCGTTAAGTAAATCAGCATTAGCTGCTGCCGATTTGGATAAAAGATTATCTGAAGTTAGTGGTGCGGGATTAAAATTTGAAAATGAAGAAGATAAACAATATTTAGCGAATATTGCCAAAATGGGTAAAGGTGGTAAATATGAAGTTACATTAAATGATGGCACTAAAAAAGAATTACAAAATCTTAACCAAGAGGAGTTTGATGAGTTAATTGAACAACAAAAAAATGCACCAAAAACTGTTGAAGATATACAAAGAAGTCAACTAAGTGCTACTCAAAGTATGGCAGCTGATTTGAAGGCAATTAAAGATGCGGGGTATCTTGGAACTGCATCGTCTAGAGTTGTGAGTACAAATGTTGAAGGGTTAAGGAATATTATGACAAAATTTGCCGACCAATCACAAAAGGCGTTACCTAAAACGGGAGAGGTTAGAGCAGGTGCTGACAAGGCGATTGAAGAATTACAAAAATTGTATAAAGCTGCTCAGTCAGAAGGAGGTATGAGTTCTGAAAAGTTTTTAACCCAAATTAAAACAATTGAGGATTCGTTGTTGAAAAAGGGTGAAAGTATGGGACCAGAGGCTCTTAAAGGAATTCAAGAAGTCCTAATAAAAACAGCGGAAAATGTTAAAGGTAATAGTGATGTGGAAAAATTCTTTAGAAGTGGTTTATTAGATAATTTAAAACCAACAACAAAACCAACAACACAAACAACAGTAAAACCATTATCAAGAAGTTCGGTTATGGGCTCAGGGACTACTCAAAGGAATTATTCTGAAAGTATATCACAAACAAAAGAAATTAAATCTCAAGTAGATTTTGGTGGAACAATTACAATTAAAGTAGATGCTCCTCCTGGTGTTAGTGAACAACAATTTAAAACTTATTTTGAATCAGATGAGTTTAAAAGAAAGGTTTACGAGTACTATAATCAAAAGGCAAAAGAGTTGGAAACAAAATAAATGTCTAATAAAAAACTACAATTAACCTATTTATTAAGAAAAGTATAAATGGGTAGTCCGTTAGATTATATCAGTTCAGAAGGGTTTAGAAAAAAACTTATAACAAGGAATTTAGTACCTTACGCTAAGTCCCCTACTAAAGTTACGCCTCCCACAACTTACGAAATAATTCAATCAGATTTATCGGTTATTGATAGTCCTGACGGTCTTATTGATACTACTTTCTTTGCCGACAAACAATATCCACTTAATAAATGGGGAAATGATGGTGGATACAAACAAGCTCCTGATATTTCAGGTAATTTAAATACAATTTCAAATCAAGGTGAATATGGGCCAGGACAACAAGACGCTCATATAATTGACCAAGCCAAAATTGCCGCACAAAAAGGGTTTAATGGTATTACTGTACCGTATTTAGCAATTAACGCTTTTGGTAATGGAGGTCTACAACAATATGATGCGGGTGTTTATATTACAACTCCTGACACCATATCAAGCTCAATTCCTGGTGGAATAAGACAATTATATAATAACCAACCATATCCAACAACATATAATCCTTCATCATATACACCAATATCAATTTTATTAAGTCCTGACCCAACAGGTAGTAATGGATTGTTGAGTGAGGATTCATTTATTGCTCGATTAGGTGCAAAAACACTTAAAAGAGAATTTGAGGATAGAATTGGTCGTGCAATTATTAGGGAAACAATTGGTCGTGCTAATTTTTTAAATGTTAATAGTAGTACTAACCTTGTTAACATATTGACAGGTAATGTTCCACTAATTGAGCCAAACTACCAAATTACGGTACCATCAAATCCATTAACTGCCGCGGCAGATTTTGGACTTAGATTAGCGGGTAGTGTTGTACCATTTTCATTAATACCAGGTTCATACTTTGACCCTAACATTAATCCGCCTTCACCAACTACAATAGGACAATCTTTGTTGGCCAACCCACTTGCCGCTGTTGGTAATTTTGTTAGTAATTTATTAGGTGCGGGTAAGACTGGTTCACAAATATTTTACAATAACACTGGAGCTGGCCAAAAATCTTTGTTGTGGAAAAACATTAACTACAACAGATATAAGCCAAACTATGATAGAACCTTACTTGATAGATTAGGTGGTGCAATTGTAGGTACTGAAACAAACAATTCAAATTTTTATGTAGGTTCAATAAGTTCTGACCCTTCAAGAGTGTTCTCACCAAGTAGAGCATTACCTGTTGACGCATTTGGTAATGAACAACAATCGCCAGTATATGGCCCACAAGAGTTGGCTCAACTATATGAGGGGCCAAGTAAGGAAATTCGTTTAGGCGCTAATGGCCCTACCTATAGTAATGGTGGAGGTATTGAAGGTGGATTTACTTGGGTATCCCCAAAATACAAAGGTAACGCGGGTAAAAAAGTAGGTATTGGTGGTGAGATTATGAATCAAGATGAGGACTTTAAACCTTCATCTTATAATTCAACCGAATCAACTGAAAGAACATTTAAACAAGGTTCAATACTTGATGATACTCAAAGAATTATTGATAGCCAACCACAAGGTGGTAAAAGACTACAACATGTAGGTAATGCAATTGACCAAGTTAGTAAAGTATTCAACGATGGATATAAAGAATTAACTAAAGGTTCAAGAGTGTTAACTTATGTCGGTTCAATTGGACAAGAAGTTGGTACTGAATATTGTAGAGTTTTTGCTAAAGATATACCATATCTTCAATATAATGACCTTCAAAAAACTGATGGTATTGTAACTGAAGGTAGAAGATTTTCATATTCTGTTTTAGATAAAACATATAATCTTAATATTGCGCCTAACAAACAAGAGGGTGGGCAAGATTCTACCAATATAATTGGAAGTTACAATAATGCCTATGCTAAAAAATACATGTTCTCAATTGAAAACTTGGCATGGGCAACTTCAAATACACCTGGATTTTCGGTTTCAGATTTACCTGTTTGTGAAAGAGGGCCAAATGGTGGTAGAGTCATGTGGTTCCCTCCTTATGGTTTAACTTTTAATGAAAATGTGACAGCAAATTGGAATGGCAATGAATTCATTGGTAGACCTGAGCCAATATATACTTACAAGAGTACTAATAGAACTGGTAGTTTAACTTGGAAAATTGTTGTTGACCATCCATCAGTATTAAATGTAATTGTTAATAAAGTTTTAGGTAACGAAACTAATAAAGTTAGGGTTGATTCTATTTTAGAATCATTCTTTGCTGGATGCAGAAAATATGACCTTTATGAACTTGCAAAAAAATATTATACAATATCACCTAATGATTTATTTGATATACAACAAGCAATTTCTTCAAAAGAGTTAACAAGAGAACAATTAGAGTATACTATTAACACGATTAAAACAATACCTGAAGTATCAAGTGACACTGGAAGTGGGGGTTCTCCTGAGTCAACTCTTAAAACTTTTGAAAATATAGGGTTTTATTTTAATAACGATATACCAAAGCAATTTAATGAGACTTTTGAGCCACTATATACTGATTATATCGGACAAAAGTCAACCTACCAACAAAGGTCACCAACAACTGCGGCACAAACATCTTCATTTTTTGATAGTGTGGTTATACCTAACAAACAAAAACTTGATGCTTTAATAGATGAGTTAGATAAACAATTTACAAATAACTCTGAAGGTACTGTAACAATAACTATAGATAGTAGCACTTCACCTGCTGCAAGACAAGCGTATAATAATATTTTGTCAGCAAAAAGGATTAATTCTGCTGCAATATTCATAACTGGTAACAGTAAAATGACAAAGTATGTTACAGGTACACCACAAAGATTAATTGTTAAAATTGGACAGGGACTTGGTGAAAATGTACAACCAATGGCCTTTGATGAAAAAACTAAATCTTATTTAAATAAGGGAAATTTTCCTTGTGGTGATAATGATGGTGATAGTCAGGCGTTGAATAAAGAAATTTATACAACAAATGCCATGGCTTGTAGAAGGGCTTACATTTCTAACATTCAATCAACTTTAAAGGCACCTAAAGAGGTACTACCACCAAAACAAACTACTGTTGTTACAGGTAATGTTGTAACAAAAACCGAAACAGTACCTGTTATTGAAACTAAAATAGTGGACAAAGATAATATTAGTAAAAGAGTCTGGAGATACAATACCAACCATTAAGACTATTAACGGTACCGCAACTCCAACATATAATGACGCAACAAACACTTCGTTTGGTGCACCGCCAGTACTAGTGTTAAGAGTTGGTGATTTTTATAATACAAAAATCATCCCAACAAGTTTAAGTATACAATATGAAAATTTAGATATAAACCCTGAAGGAATTGGGGTTCAACCTATGATTGCAAATGTTACTTTAAATTTTAATTTTGTCGGTGGTAGTGGATTGAAAGAATCGGTTGATAAGTTACAAAATGCGCTGACCTTCAATTATTATGCCAATACTGAAATTTATGATGATAGAGCGGACTCTACAGATTTAAGTTATAAAGTAATTGATGCTGAATTCTTAAAGTTGGCACCAAGTAATGTTGCACCACCAACAATTAACCAAAGCACACCAAATAACGGTCAAAGTAATGACAAACCAATTGGTACTGTTATGATTAATGGTCTTAGTGCTGGTACAATTAATTATACTGAATTTATGGATAGAGTTGTTGTAGAGACTCAATCATATTTCACAAACGTAGTTAATAAAAATAGAGAAACGGTTAATCAATATAATAATGCGGTTCGTCAACAATGGATGATGGAAAGAACTTACCAAAATGGTAAATTTGAGATAACTAAAGATGCTGATAGTGTATTATTTGGAAAACCATATAATTTAGAAAAGAGAACCGACCAAATATTTGAACAATTATTCAAAGATATTAAAAAAGGTGATGAAGGGTTCATTCAATTTATTTCACAAAGTAAGTTTGACTTTACTAATCGTCTTATAAATCAAGTTCAAGAGAATTATTCAAATTATGTTAAAAACAAAAGAGCTTCATTTCAAAGTGCGGTTACTAATATCACAAATGGTATGGTATCAGTACAACAGAGTTATATTGGGTATATTGGAAGAATAAATACTATAACTTATAATGTCCCTGCTTATCCAAATACAGGTACAGATGGTTACCAAATAAGTGATGGTAAAGTTAATTCTTATATAATATCAGGAACAACTGAAGTTGACCCAAGTTCAAAAGATGTTACAAAAAAAATATGAATCATTTAAAAATGCGTTAATTGGTAATATACTTAATAATAGTGCATTAATGAGTAAAAATACTGAATTTAATATTGGTGATGTGTTTAACATGTATTGGGAAAAAGACGTAAAACCAGTGTTTGAGGAAGAAAACAATATTACTAAGGCATTTATTGATGAGATGGAAAAAACTAACTTACAAAATTTTCTAAAATATACTCCATTTAACCTTAAAAAGAAAAGAACATTTACTTATACTACAGAAAATGCAAATACTGATGCACAACAAAAATTAATAAAAGGTTTAGGTTGGGTTGAAAACCAAAACACAAATAATAAAACGTGGAATGATGAAAATCCTGCAAACGTATTTATATCTAAAGCAAAACTTAACTAATGGCTTATCAATATTGGAATAGATATAATGAATTTTTAATTAATGGTGAACAGACCGTGGTACCCTTTGTGCAAATTCCACAAAAAACTACAGACAAGACTTATATCTATAAAGTTGGTAGAAGTAGATTAGATGTTGTCTCACAAGAGTTTTATAATTCACCATATTTTGGATGGTTAATTCTTCAAGCAAATCCTGAATTTGGAGGTCTTGAAAATTATATATATGACGGAGCGGTATTGATTATTCCTTTTCCGCTACTACCTTCATTACAGGATTATAAAGCATCATTAGACAATTATTTTTATTATTATGGCAGGTAATTTACAAGGAGACAATAGTGGGAATATTTTAGTAGAGTTTGATTATAATAATATTATTGTAGTTGACCCTAATAAAACTATTGACGCATTTGGAAATATTAGAGAAAGGTTGGTTGACCATGAAAATTTGGTTATGTATGCCAATCTTGAGGCTGAAGTTGTGCCAAGAACTAAATTGTCTGTAGGTGGTAGTCCTGAAGATAGAATTAGAACGATTTCGGTTGCTAAAATGAATTTTCTAAGACCAACCGAAGAAAAATTTTTAACTACTGGTTATTATGATGAATTAACGGGGAAAAATGCTAAAAATGGTTTAGGTGTAAACCAAATGCAAGAACAAATTATTGACCCAAAAAATGGTACAAAACCATATTCAAAAATGACAATTACAGACCCAGGTGGGACTGCCACTGACAATGGGTTGTTAGGTATTACAAGTATTAATGTAAAAACAAATACATCGTTTATTCCGCAGGTATCAATGACTCTTGAAGACATTCAAGGTAGAGCATTATTCCAACTTGGAAATAATTCACCATATTCTGCATTTTTTAATTTACCATATTGTCCATTTTATTTAACCCTTAAAGGTTATTATGGTCAAGCAATTAGATATCAATTAAACCTTAAAACATTTAATGCAAGATTTAACACATATAGTGGTAATTATCAAATTGAATTAGAGTTTGTTGGATACAAGTTTAATATCTTGAACGAAATTTCAATGGGTAGTTTACTTGCAGCTCCACATATGTATAGTACAAGATTTGATATTTCAAAGTCACCAACTTCACCAGAAGGTGGTTCAAATAAAAATATTGAATCACAATCAAAAAGTGATGCGGTTTCAAAAGAATCGTCAATATCTTCAGATAATGTAACAACAGAATTAGTAACTGAAAGAGGATATCAAAAAATAGTTGAGATTTATAGTGAATATAAAGCCAAAGGATTAATTAGTCCTGACTTTCCAGAATTAACGTTAGCTCAATTAATGACTAAACTTTTGAATTTTGAAAAAACTATTGAAAATTCTTATCCTAAAGCGAATGTTGAGCCGTTAACAAACATTAGAACTTATAAAGAGATATTACAAAATTATTATAAAGAAATTTACGGTAATAAATCATCTTGGTTTAACACTTACATGAACCCTAAACCAATAATTTTAAAAGGTACGGGTCAAGAAGTTTATTATTTTAAACAAGAATTTATTGATAACCAAACAAAAAAGTCTGAGGCGATTAGTCGTTTAAGTGCGTATACCACAGATTTTAATGCTTTGTTGGCCGCCAACCCAACATTAGGCATTGCCAGTAAAACACCTATCAAAAATAGTATAACCTATGATACTATGGTTAAGTCAATTGTCTTAACCGATATTGATATTGTAAAGACGACAACATCACAAACTGGTGTAATATCACCAACAACTGCAGACACTAAAGCGCTTGTAACACTACTTTCAAAAACATTTAAACCTACGTTAGAAAAAGATACTTCAGA